TCCATAGCTACTGTTATTGTTAAGTTGATTGCAGCTTCACTAGCCCAATCATATTCACCAAAATTCGCTGTTTTACAATAAGCACCTTTAATAATCCATTCGCCTACTACATCACCCACTGGACCTAAAATATCTAATGTTAAATCTTTCTTATAAAAGTCAGAATAACCATCACGGCCAGTTACTGATTCGTGTGCTAAACGAGCCCATTCCATTATAGCTTGAGCACCTGATGGAGTTACAGGATCGTATAATTCTAAAGACATATCATTCCATTTAACTTTACCTTTTACTTTACGGTAAACGTTAATATGATCTAAAATAATTTCACCAGCTTCAAATCCAGGAGCAGCAGCTTTTTTAATTAAGTAAGCTGGAATACCATCAATATACATGATAAAGCGGTTCTGAACTTTTGGTTCAAAGGCTGTAAACATTATTTCGTTAGCGTCTAATACAGGCATTTTATGTTATATTTTATTTACTATTAATAAATATTAGCAACTATATTCCTTTATGCAGGGAATGTAGCGCCAGTTGGTAATATGTTGAAATTCAATATAATGAATTCAGCAGTTTTAGTTGGTTGGATAAAAATCTGACCTACTAATTGGTTACGGTCAATTACATCAGGAGTATTATTTGTATCATCCATTACTACTCTATAAGCAAATAAACCTTGTCTTTGTACTACTGATTCCATATAAGGATTAACTTGGGCTAAGAATCTATTACGTGTTACATTAGTATTTTGTTCAAATACTAAGTTATTAGCTACTTGACCAATGAAATCTTTTAATGCAATTAATAAACGACGAACATTTACACGGTCTAATGATGTAGCTTTACGTTGTAAAGTTTTCTGGCCAAATACTACTACACCCTCTCCAGGGAAAGTAGCTAATGGGTTAACGTTTGAATTATATAATGAATCGCGATCATTTTGAGTTAATTTTCTTTCAGCCTTTAATACTGAAGGAATACCACCGCGATTTAAACCTGCTGGAGCAAACCATTCAGCACCAACTTGGTCATTAAATGCATAAACACCACCAATTACTGTAGTTGGTGGAACCCAAACTGCTTTACCTAAAGCGCTTGAAAATACTTGAATCCAAGGCCAATAGGCAGCAGCATAATTACTTGATTGACCAGCAGTAGCAGTTGTAGCAGCAGTTACAGTTTGATTATATAATACAGTATCTACAATGGCAATAGCATCACCTCTATCTTCACAAGTTGAAATAAAAGAGGAAACACCACCACTACCTAAAGTAAGACCAGGTGCAGACAACACATTAAATCTAAAATCATCTTTATTTTCTAATAAATTAAAAGCCGTTTGGTAATCAGAACCAGAAAATCCTTGAATATTAGTTGCTGTAATAGTTTCGTTCATTTTTTGTTCTGCTGTTGTTGCAGCTACACCACCACTAAATGAACCATGGAATGATCCACTTCCTAATGCTGGTAATGAACCACTATATTGAGCAGATTTAAAGTTACCGTTATTATCGATTGAATCTATTTGTGGAGTTACTGATTTAATACGTACATATTGAGAAGCATTAGCATAAGAACCAGTAAAATCTATATATGGTTCATTATCAGCATCTACACGATAAATTGGTTTATTATCACCAATTACACGAGAAATAAAGTTTGGTAATGCTGGATCTAATGATAAATTAGGGAAAGTTTCAATATAATTAGGTTGAGCAGTATTATCATTACCTTGACGAATAGCTAAACTAAATGTACCACTACCAGTATTTACTTGTGTAATTTCGTAGCGAACGTTAATTGAACTACCACTTGCTAAAGCACCACTAACAGCACTAGAAGTGTTATTCATTTGATCACCCCAAGCTAAAGTTTCAAGTGTAAATGAACTACCAGTTAAATTAAAAGCACCTACTGTAGCTTGTGCATAAGTACTAACATTAGCTGAACCACTAATAATTCTAGTTACTAATAATGTTTGTCCACCATTTTGGAAAAAATCCTTAGCGGCTAATGATGTAAAATATTCATAGTAATAGCTACCACTTTTAAATGATTCTCCAAATTTTGATACATATTCGCTATAAGAAGTAACATAAGTAGGAATAAATGGTTGGCCTAATACTGTAGGACCAACAATTGCTGTTGCTGTACCTTGTATACCTCTTTGAACTAATGATTGATCAGATTCATTTTGAAATACACCAGGAGATAAAATCTTTTCTGCCATTTTATATTAATTATTTTTGAAATTTAATAGGATTAACCTAATAATAAATATCCAAAAACCACCACAAACCACAGAAATATTATCAAATAGGTGAAATATCACCTGTTTCTGTATTAATACTACCCTGACCGTATTTTGTTTGAAGAGTTGCAGTTAATTCTGATTCTTTTTGTTCAATTGTTACTAGATCTTTAAATAAATTACTTTTATTATTTTCTAGTTTTTCTAATTGATCTTTAAGTGCAATTATTTGTGCCTCAGTGACACCAATTTCAAATAAAGTTTGATTGTACTTTGACTGAAGATCTTTAATTTGTTGTAATTCTTCTTGTGTTAATTTTGCCATAACTATTTTTCCCATTTAGCTAATGGGCACGCTTTAGGTCCTGGTTTTGGGCTGAATACCTTTTTAGAAAGTGGACAACCACACTCACTGCAAATAAATGAAGCAATAGCAGTTATATATGTTTTTTTATCACATATGTCACATATAGATGATCTGTATTCAGCTATCAGTTGTTGTTCAGAAGTGGGATTAGCCGCAGCTACCCACGCCTGAAATATTTCTGATATTTTATTCATCAACTTTTATCAATTTAAAGAACACTGGGTAGTTATCTGATGATTCTACTGATTCTAGTTCTTCTAATTTGAAACCTTTATGTTCTAGTTCGCGGGTTTCTTCTAGTAATGCATTGAATTCGTTTTGGAATTCAACGAATTTCGGGTTAATTTCACGAGAAATAACTTTTCCCTCTTCATCAGTTTGTTCGTTGATGTATAACGGAATGCTAGTGTTTCCAGTTTCGTCTGTGTTGCCGTGTTTTTGAATTAATTCGTTTTTAATTTTTTCTACAGCTTCTTTTTCAGTGCCTACTTTTTTAGCTAAGTCAGTTAACCAATATTTGGTAGTTAATTTAACTTTTTCACTTAATAACCCATTAGCTAATTTTTCACCAGTTTGTTGGTTTGTAGCCCCGTTCAGTTCGGCGTCAAGCTGATAAAACTCAGATAATTTCAATGTAATTTTTTCCATATATTATTTATCTTTTTTAGCAGATTTCTTAGCAACTGGTTTTTTAGGAGCAGCTTTTTTTACTTTTTCAACTGCTTCTTTAACTTCTTCTTTAACTTCAACTACTGCGCTCTTTACAGCCTCAATTGGTTTTTCAATTACGTCAGGAATGTTGTTGTTGTTTGCGTCTTTTACTTTACCAGTTTTTACAGCTACAAAAACGGCAATAGCTAAAGCGGCAACAATGATAATAAATGTTAACATATTAAATTGTGTTTGTTTGATATAAATATATACAAGAGATAAGAGACAGCCAAATTTATTTTAAAATATTATTTATATTGTTCTTTAATTTGTTTTTGCTCATCCTCTGTAAGATACGCTTCTATTCTATGGTATCCAAGTGCTCCTAGTTCAAATCGTGATTCAACACTAAATTTTTTAGATATATCAAGTGGTGCCAATTTACCAGCATTATATTTAATCATACGTAGACAGAAAAATATATCTTCTGCAAAGAAAGAAGCTGATGAATATTGACCTACCACTATAAGATCTTGTAGGTCGGTTTTCCATCCATACATGCGACAAATATATTCCATTATTCGTGGGTTACGCAGTGATAATCCGCCGTTTTGTATGGTTTGGTCTTTAACAAAATTATAACATGGAGCACCTACATAATCATATTCAAAAAAGTCTTCAATACCTTTTTTTAGTAATCCTGTATCACGTTGAAATATTAATACACGTTCGTAATTAAAATAATCTTTCCAAAAATCAGGTTGTGTCATCATTAAACACATATTAAATAAAGATTTTATACGTGTATCTTGTAATAACTGTTCTAATCCTGGGATATATTTAATTGAAACTGGAGTTTCAATATTTTTATTATAAGGTAAAAATGTTGCTTTTAATGTATATTTATTTAATTGTTCAGTATATTTTTCTATATTTTCATTAGATGTATAAACAAACAAATCAGTATCTTTAGGAAGATATTTGAAATGATCATTACATGTTTTACCAAAATCTTCGAAGAATCTATCTTCGATAATAAATGCTGCTAATTGTTTCATAACTCTTGTTTCCAGTTTGTTAATGGTGAAAGATATTCTGTTTCACCGTGTGTTGCAAATCCAGGAATTGAAGATGCTAATCTTCTTCCTCGCTGCTTTAATTCCATAAACATTTGAAAATCATATGGGTATGTTTCTTTAGTCCATTTACGCAATACATCTTCGTCTTCTTTTAATGTTTTTACTCTTGCTGCAAACGTCATTGTAGTTGAATTTGTCAACTTAAAATGACAATACTGGCCTAAATATACTCTAGTTTCCTCGGATCTCCCACTACAAAATGGATTTCCACCCTCAAATGGGTTTAAATATTTGTCTTTATGGTCATAAGCAGTAACATAATCAAATCCTAATTCAATACCGTCTTCTAATATTTTATCTGCCTCCGGTTTATGTAAGTAGTCATTTTCTAAAAAATAAACTATCTCATCATCAGATAGATTTATAGCAAAATCTAAAGCAAGATTAAATGTTCCTGCTCCATGACCTACACTAACATAATTAATTATTTTTACTTTACTTTCTAAATATAACTTAGTATCATCTGTAATATTATCTGCTATAACTAACCAATTAGCCTTATTAAATGTTCTTAAAGCGTTTTCAAAACAATTTTTGTTATTAATGTAGTCAGGCTTTTCTTTTGGATAGCCTGTATTACTAATTCGGTATATAACCTGCATTAATTTTTGTTTATTGCTTTTAATATATCATCAACATTAAACATCTCTTGAGGTGAATTATAAGGACATTCATGAAACTGTCCATCTAATTGATAATCAAAATAAGAAGCA